GTGACATCAAATCGTTCGATGGATCATTCCACCCGATGGCAACCAAGAACGAGGCAGATTGGATCAAAGCCTTGTTGCCCGAATTAATTGTGGTGCAAGAACTGTTCGTCGACGAGAATGGACGACTCTTCCCAGGTGAACGCAGGCGAAACCTGGACGTGTGGCGGGCCGTGGATCAGGCCGCTGCACGCACAGAGGGCACAATTTCAATGAACATCAAGGGGCAAGCGATTCCAGTAATTGACTATGTCGTGGACAGCCAAAGGAGGTCCGGCGACCCCCAGACATCATGTGGGAACACATTGTGGGTGGCATGCTTGCACGCGTACGCGGCGCACAAATGTATTGTGGAATCACCAGCACACATGCGCAAATATTTGGTGGATCTACTTGTGCTGGGGGATGATTCCTTGTGCGCTTTCATTTCCCCATTGCATATGCATAAACTGTTCGCCATTTACAAACAGGCCATCCAAGACGGGGGACATGAGCCGTCCCTCGTAGATACTCATGATGATTATGCCGCAGCCAGCTTTTGCTCGCGATTCTTTTACTGGCGGCAACCGAATGAGGGGGAGACGCCGGCTCCGGAAACACCCGGAATCCCAACAATGTGTGCCGGCCCCATGCGATACTTGACGCGGGGCCTGATGCTGCGTCTACGGGTACCCCAAGGGTTTGGGGGAGAGAAGGCGGTTCTCTACGCCCTGACGTTTTTACGTGCCAGAGAGGATTTCTGGTACAGTGGTGGGCGAGACATCCCCATCATCCGCGAGGCCTTGCTGCGTCTTTTCCCCCATTTGCAAGGGGAGATCGGGCCTGCGTATGCGGCGAATAGGGGCTTGTTGGCCTACAGGTTGACAGTGCCGGAGGAAACGGTGGCCGACGCCGCCCGGGGCGTGACATTCGAGCGCGCAGCCTTTCGTGAAAGGCAAGTCGCTGCTATGCGTTTAGCCACAGCAGCGTGGTATTATCCAGCCATGGACGTTGAGATTGGAGAACTCAACGAATTGTATGACTATGGCCAACACGAAAGGGTGTGTAACGCCCAAGGTGATACCACGCGAACAGTGGAACGCTTGCCCATGTCAGTAGAACGCGCCCTGGAGGGAATCACTTGTGTGCTAGAACACGGAGCAGAGGCTTTCAGTGCCCGCTACGCTCATTTGACGAACAAGTACACGGTGGTTGAGACGACCCAGAAAGGCTTCGGCGTGGGTGACAAAGTGTGGGAGGTGCGGCGAAACCCCATCCCACAGCACCCCGTCAGGGCGGTGGCACGCGTATGGCGACTTTGGGAGGCGCTCAGGGAACAGGTAACCCAGCACCCCCACCCCCCAACGCCTGTGAGGGGGCATATAAAACCATATGCAAAATCAAACGAGAAACGCCCAGCCGCAGGGTTCGACCCAAAACGGCAAACCGAAAAACCGAGGCACTAAAGGCTATCAAGCCAGCAAAACAAAGAATGTTTTCCAGAAGTCGTTGATCCAGAAAGACAGGGCCAAAGACACTTTGATGGGCGCAGCGCGGAACGCTACCATCACGGAAATGAAAAGCGTGTCCGATTCCCTACGCAAATTATACAGTGAGCTGTCTGGCACGACCGAGCTGTGGGAATTACAACTTTTGGAACATCTCTTCAACCCGATGCACCCCTATCCGCTACCATGCATTAGTCAGTACTCTTTTGCTGGTGGGGTGGCAACATATCCACTTGACTACGATCCGCTTAATCCCGCAAATACTGGCGCGATGGCGGTTAACAACATATACCCGGGAGGGCCGTTGACGGCCGTGGGGATTGCGGGCCTGACGACCACCTATGACCCAGGAAATGGCACTTTCCTGCCTGTCAACGGAGTCGCAACAGATGCCGCGCAACACAGCAAGTACGATGAGCGCTATGGGTTGTGCCGTGGCACATTTTCGGTGTCAGGCAGTGGCGCTTTCGTCTTGTGGTTTGACGCTCAGGATTACGTCAACCCGGTTAAGGCAATCGCTCTCACAAGCACAGAAGCATCCTGGACGGATACGGCGAACTTCGCAACCGGAGTACTACCTGCCAATATTATGGAATTTTCTTGGGATCGCGATCCCTACCGCGGGTACGTGGGTGACGTACAACCCGTGGGTTTCATTGGCATGACAGTCGACCGCGCGTCTTTTGTGTACATCGGTGGAGCTGTTCTGCACATGGCGGTGCAAGCGATGACAGCATACAGCGATGTGTCAATAAAGTCGCGTAACGGCCACGACTATGATAGGAGGTTCTTCGATGCGCCTGGGATCAATGGGGAATACGGAGACCCCACACAACCAGTCCGGGCCACAGAGGGTTTGGCGGTGTACAGTGGCAGTTGTTGGTCACAGCGAATAGGCGTAACCACGGCCGATGGCGACAAGGCAGTCGCAGCACGGTTTGCTTACGCGATCGCTCAAGGTTTGCCCATGCTGGAAGTGCATGTGGTCAACGCCAACACTGGAGGTGCACCTGTCAATTTCAATTTTGAAGCCAGGACATGGCTGGGCATGGCTTACTCGACGCTGAAAGACAATGCCACGACCAGCCACAACACAATTGCGTGCACCATACCACCATGGTTCACATCTTGCCGCACGCGCGGGGCGATTTCCACAAAATCCACTGAATTGGCTAGTGAGCTCATCGTAAACACACAACGAAACATCGCCGCAACGGTGAAACCCAAAGCTATAGCCAAGGTCGCGGAACATGTGGACCCGCGGAAGGGAGGAAGTTTCCTCAAAGATATAATGGAGGTCGTAGGCATCGACCCGTCCAATCCCTTCCCAAGTATCGCCAAGAAACTGCTACCGATCGCCGGCAAGTTTCTTTCAACTATTTTCTAGGCGACACGCCGCTTGTGAACGATCCGGAAGTTCACAGAGTGTAAACCAGCGGCACACAACAACAAGCTCTTGCTGTTCCGGAACTTCCCCGCCACTTATAGGTGGACACACACCCCCTGCTGAGGGGTGGTCCACCGGGGAAGTATAAAACTAATCTATCGC